AAGTCAAAGGTGTTCTGCTTGTGGATGGACTCGGAAGGATAACAGGAAGAGTAAGAAGTTTAAGTGTGGGAAATGTCAATGCGAACTTGACGCAGATTTAAACGCTTCTCTTAATTTATCTTTCAACTTACTCCCTATCGGGAAGTCAGAACGACTACAACATAAAAATAGAGAGGGATTCTATTGGAATGTTGTCGGCAAGGAACCTATAGTTCCTCGTGTTCAGAAAACTAATTCATATTTTTCAATATAATTAGTAACTATTCCATAATCATTTTCTCCAAATCCACACCACTTTTCCATTATCCCAAAATTTATCATACCCGTTCAATTTCATATTATCCCATTCCGATAATTCTGGATTAAATGTTAACAATTTTTCCTTTAAATTCTTATCTCCTTTAAAAAACATTTTATTATAGATACACTTATAATCGGGACTGATATAATGATAATCGGGCGGCATAATTTTATCAAATTTAAATCCTAAAGTTAAATGAAAATTATCATCTAAAAATCTCTTATTACTATATCCTAAAACTGAACTCGGCTTATATTGAGAAACAAAATAATCAAACAATACTTTAGCACTATTTCCTCTTATAACAATATTTAATAAGTCACAATATCTTAATATTTCCCATTCCACCTTTTTATTAAAGCGGCTCCTTATAAAAGTCATAACCGATACCAATCTATTATTATGATATAACCCCAACTTAACACCGCTTTTATCTTCTCCATATAAATGATTATTAACTAAAAATTCATTCTTCTCCCTATTATCAATTTTTTTAACAACACAGTCTGATACATCTATAGTATTACTATTAGGAATTTTTAACATTCTCCTCAACTCCGATTGAACTATTTCTTTATGATCTCGCCATTCATTTTCTAATATATGAATTAATTGAATTCCATGAAATAAGCATCCATTCGTCTTATTAAGATGATATCTCTTATTCTTCTTCCCACCTATTTCAGAATGCCAATATAATCCATTAAATTCAAGAGCTATTTTCTTTTCGGGAAAATAAAAATCTAATTCTTTACCATTTAAAACGGTTCGATCATGTCTCGTTATTAATAGGGGCGGCACTAATGAATTTAAAAAATCAAATATATCATTTTCCAATTCAATTATACTTCGGGTGTCTGTTGTAGTTTTTATATTAATAAGAGGGGTATGTAATTTCCTTATACTCATAGGATGCCCGCCATATTTTGTAAGGAATGTTTTCTTAGAATTTGTGATATTCTTTTTAATTACATCTGTATTATTAGATGCACATTTATGGGAGCAGTATGTCCGCTGATTTCTTAAATAATAATGTATATTAAAATTCAATTTACATGTTGGGCACGTTTTTGTTATTGTATTTGGAAGTAATTTTAATCTTGCCATGATAATTATTATCGTTTGGTTCGTATATTGATATATATCATATAAAAGTATAATTTCAACGTTAATATTTGTATTGTTGCATTATTTATATTCAATGAGTAAAGTTAAAGACTATATTGCTAGTGGTAAATTATGGAAGAATTCCAATGGAAACTGGTGTAAACAATGCCCAAACTGTGATGCTATAGTCGAGAGTAAGGGTGGAACACCTGAATTAATGCATGGTATGTCATCGTCCATAACAAAACAGCAAGTATGTCATTCATGTATTAAAATAGGGAAACCATCGTGGTCATCTCTTAATAGAGATATAATGTCGAAGAGACATACTGGGAAAAATCATCCTATGTATGGACGGCATCATACTGAAGAAATGAAGAATGCACAGAGAAAACGATATTCCGGTATAAAATTATCAGATGAACATACGAATAATATGTCTATTAGTGCTAAAAAGGCGTGGCAAAATCCAGAAAGTAGAGAGAAATATTACAGTGCATTACTTAGAACTAAATGGCTAAATGTAAGATGTGACGTTGGACAGTCCGAACTACTTAAAAAATGGAATAATTTAGGATTTAAATTTGAGATAAACTATCAAATCAAATGTGATAATAATCTATATTATGTAGATGGTTATGATATGATAAATAATATATGCATGGAATATGATAGTGAATATCATAATAAACCAAATCAACAAAAAAAAGATAAAATCCGACAGGATAAAATAATTTCTTATTTGTCTCCAAAAAAATTCTGGAGATACAATAAAAAAACTGGCGTCTTTACTGATGTCATTTCAAATCAAACAATAACAACCAACCATACCAGTAGGTATGTAAAAGAAAGACAAAAAAATGCCGGATTTATTGACGAATAGCGAGATATTCGCTACACAATTCGAACTTAAGGTCGCAAATCGTTTTATTATGTATATTGATGGTATTCCATCTTATGTAATTAAAAAAGTTGAACGTCCCAAATGGAGTCAAAAACGCCAAACAATTGATTATATCAATTTACAATGGTTCTATAAAGGTAAAACTACATGGGAAGAAATTAGCATTGAATTATATGATCCAATCGTTCCTTCTGCCGCTCAAGCGGCAATGGAGTGGTTCAGATTGTCACACGAATCTGTTACTGGGAGAGATGGATATTCGGATTTCTACAAGAAAGACATAACTATCAGTGTGTTAGGTCCTGTTGGGGACAAGGTGGAAGAATGGACGTTGAAAGGTGCCTTTCCAACGTCATTCAAAGGGGGAGAGCTTGACTGGACGAAAGATGGAGATCCTTTGTCGATTACTTTAACACTCAGCTACGATTACGCAATTTTACAATATTGATGTATTATTTTATTTAATATGGCGTAATTATATCGCAGTTTCACGATCCTTCCAGATACTTATATATGGAAGGATTTTTTATTTTATGTTTAAATGTAAATTATGTGAATCAGAATTCGAAAAATATAGTTCATTGAGTTGTCACTCAAATCGGACACATCATATATCAACTGATCAATGTTATGTTGATTATTATTTGAACGGTGTATGGCCACTATGTAAGTGTGGATGTCAAGAAAAAACTAAATATTCATATGAATTAAAAAGATTTCGAGAATATAAGCAAGGTCATATAGCAAGAATAAAAAATAATTGGGGACATAACAGATCGGCAATTGAAAAATCATCAGAAACTCGTCGGAAACAATTCATGTCAGGAAAACGGAAAGTTTGGAATGATGGATTAACTATGGATGACCCACGAGTAGCAAATAATATATTAAAATTTAAGGAGTCTATAAACTCCAATCCCGCAGAATTGAAGAGGAGATCCGATTTGATGTCAGAAAATAGAAAAAACGGAGTTATACCGACATTATATGGGAAAGAGAGTTCTCAATGGAAGGGAGGAATATCAGAAGTTGGTGGAATTGCTAGAAATGATAAGCGGTTATATGACGAGTGGAAATATCCTATTTTAATAAGAGATGGTTTTAAATGTGTTATGTGCGGTAGTAGTGACAAATTACATATACACCACGATAAAGAAACTATGAGTGATATTGTTAAAAAGCATATGCCTGATATTGAAGACATTATCGATTTTGAATTAAAAAAATTAATTGCTGCTAAAATAGTAGATTATCATATAAATAATCCAGTTTCAGCTATCACATTATGTTCGGAATGTCATAATAATTTACATCCATCGTTAAATTTTAAACATTAACTCATACGTCAGTATAACCCAATATTAACATCAATCCCACTTAATTGTGGGATTTTTTATTTTATCGCTTGACATTTAGAAAACATGATATATACTTATATAAGTAACCATTATAAAATTATGTTAACTAAAGAACAAGTTATAGAAATAATAAAGAACTCAAAAAGTTCTTATCCTCAAATATTAAAGGCACATCATAAAGAAACTTATGAAGTAATTAATAAATTTTATACTGATGGTAGATTTTCTGAAAAAGTTTATCGGTGGCTCCATTCTAATGAAATTGTTGGAAGATGTAAAGAATGCAACTTACCAACCAAATTCCTCGATATTGATAATGGATATCGATTATATTGTTCTACGAAATGTTCTAATAAAGGAACGGCACCGGACAGGTCTAAAACCTTAATAGAGACCAATAAAGAAAAGCACTATGACTATTACGACAAGATTAAATGTGCCGTCTGTGGTAAAGAATTTGAAGCTTTAAAATATAGAGAACAGAAATGTTGTTCGGGAAAATGTTGTGGAATCTATGTTGCGAATTCACCGAATAGAATGGAAAAAATTAAAGCCACAAAACTAGAGAGATATGGAGATGAAATGTATGTTAATCCCGATAAGGCACGAGAAACGTGTTTGAAACGATATGGGGTTGATAATATATTTAAATCTCCAGAAATAAAGGATAAAATAAAAAATATGAATTTAAAAACTTATGGAGTGGAATGGACTTTTCAATCACCAGTAATAAAGGAAAAAATTAAATTAACTAATTTAGAACGATATGGTGTGGAAAATCCGGCACAATCATCAGAAATAAAATTAAAAATAAAGGATATAATGAATGAGAAATATGGAGTTGACAATATTTTTCAACATGAGGAAACTATGAATATGATTTATGCCAATAATATTATTAATTATGGGACAAAGATTCCAGTTAACTGCGAAGAATTGCAACAACAAGTTATTCGTAAATCATATGATAAAGCGTATCATAGAAATGTTGACCGTTTATCTGATACCCACGAATTTTTATTTTCAGTTGAAGAGTATCATGGCCTAGAAGGAATGTATAAATTTAAGTGTAAAAAATGCAATACTAAATTTGAGGATCATATGGACGGAAACGGTCATCCGAGATGTTTAATTTGCAATCCCTTTATTGCCGGATTTAGTTTGGATGAAGTTGAATTATGTGATTATGTTAAATTATTAGTTGGAGATAGTAACGTAGTAGAAAATGATCGATCTATACTAGGAGGTCTGGAACTTGATATTTATGTCCCTTCAAAAATGGTTGCAATTGAATATAATGGATTATATTGGCATAGTGAACATAGCGGACAAAAGCCCAAGCGGTATCATAAAAATAAAACGGAATTATGTGAATCGAAAGGAATACGTCTTATCCATATATTTGAAGATGAGTGGCAACAGAAAAAGAATATTGTTAAGAGTAAAATTAAGCATATTCTTCAGGATAATTTGAAAGAAGTTGCTATCTATGCTAGAAAATGTATTATTAAACCCATTGATGATTGTAAAGAATTAATGATGAATAATCATATTCAAGGAAATTGTCCTGCCGCCATTAAATTAGGAGCCTTTTATAATGATGAATTAGTTGCTGCCATGACCCTTGGAAATCGACGAGTAGCAATGGGGAAGAAAACAAGTGCTGTTGGAGAATATGAATTATTAAGATTTGCTACAACGAAACGAGTTGTTGGTATAGCCAGTAAATTAATGTCATATTTTATAAAAACATATAATCCCAATAAGATTACGACTTATGCTGACCGACGTTGGAGTGTTGGTAAATTATATGAAAATATTGGATTTACGTTGGTAAGTAAAACGGAACCCAATTATTATTATTTTAAAGTTGGTGAGACGAGAAGGTGGCATCGTTTTAATTTCAGAAAGGATCAATTACCTAAGAGATTATCAAAATTTGATATTAATTTGACGGAATGGGAAAACTGCAAAGCGGATGGGTATGATAGAATTTGGGATAGTGGAAATATTAAATATGAATGGAATAAGGCGTAAAAATAATTTATTCTATATGGAAACTAAAAAAGATATATCACGCATTCCGAATGGGTTATATTGTTATACTTGGAAAGAACTTCCCACATCCGATAATAATTTTAAAGGAAAAATTAACAGGTGTCCTTATTTCGAAGATAAGAATATAGAGGACTATATTAATTAATTTGGTGCTTTTTTGTTGATATAATGGAATATTGATTATATTTATACTTATAACTTTACAACCATTATTATGAAAATACAAAAACAACTTTTAGAATCCCTTATTCGTGTCTGTGCCAAAGAAGTATTGGCTCAATTAAATGAAGGCAAGAAGAAATCAAAAAAATGTAAATGTGGCAAGCAATTACTTATGGGTGCCACGGAATGTAAAGACTGTATGGAAGAGGCTGGATTAACCAGTGAAGGAAAAAAGAATTGGATACAGAAGGCCATTAAGAAGCCGGGTGCCCTCCATAAACAATTAAACGTTCCTACCGATGAAAAGATTCCGACTTCTAAATTGAATGCGGCGGGCGGAAAGTTAGGAAAACGTGCTAATTTAGCAAAAACTTTAAAAGGCTTACATGAAGAAGATGGGGAAGATGAAATTGATACTGAAGAAGATGAAAATGATATTTGCCCGACCTGTAATGGTAGCGGAGAAGGAATGGCCGATGGATTAAGATGTTCCGACTGTAAAGGTTCAGGAAGCACTCGCAGAGGTAAATTAAGTAAACGAAACGATCCGGATTATGATTGGGATTCTGAGAGAGAAGATGATGAAAAAAATTGGGGTGGAATAGACGAGGAGGATAGTAATACAGTTGGTGCTCCTCAATCTGGAAGTGGAGAATCGGTCGATATTGAAACAGAAAGACCTGAAGTTGATAGTGAACCATCCGAAAAAGAAACTCCTCAAAAGAAAGAAAAATTACAAGGATTAGTATTACTTTCACCTGATGGTTCCACGAGAAATATTCCTATTCGCATGTTTCCAAGTGAATCAGATATAGAAAAAACTTTGCACCGCATTGGAGCAAATTTAGCTGGTAATAAAGTAAAAGTATCATTGGCGGCATTAAGAACTATAAAAACAAATTTAAAATCAGGTAAACCTATTTATTGCTATCTAGGAACGTTATCGGATGAGGCCGAGGAATTGTTTGTATTTGCCAATACTAATTTAAATGCAGCAAAAGAGGAAATGGCTCCAATTGAGAAAATTAAAGGAGAAGATGTTGGCGATGCAACTGAAAAATACAACAACGACCAAACAGTAAATAATGATGATGAATTATTAGCCAAACGAATGGCGGGTGAAGATAAACCTAATATTGATAGAGAAATTGGGTATGATGACAGTGAAACTGGACAAGATTAATATGGCTACTATCACCGAAGAAAAATTAAAATATCTGGTTAAGAATATTGTAAAACAATTAGTTCAAGAATATTCGGTATGGGATAATTCACAATCTTCACCATCAACCGGAACTACTCAACCCGATAATACTGATAATCAAGTAACTGACCCCAATAATATGTCGGCTACACCCATGTCTACATCGGATAAAATGAAATTAGACAAGATTAAAAAAACTCAAACTCAGAACGATATTAAACAAAAACAGTTGGAACTTGATACCGTTAAAAAGAAATTGGATTTTACAAAAAAAGATCAAGATCAAATGAAGAGAAGTCAAATTCCTACTCTCCAGAAATCTATTCAACAATTGAAGAGTCAACATTAATAAGTTATGATAAAATTAAAAGATATTTTAGAAGATATAGAATGGAAGAAGTCCATATCTAATAAATCTCAAAAAATATTAGATGAGATGAATCATACAATGAATGAGATGGGAATTTTACAATTAACGGATAACGATTCAAAAATATTAAATGAACGATGTAATGTTTCAAGAGTAGACACATTACACGGAAAAGAACTCTTAAATAAGCTTCGACAGACCTCCGAAGAATTGGGGATGTTGTTAAATAATAAATAATGAATTTATTTGAATCAAATGTTGATATTGATTGGATGATGGAATTAACTTAAATCAAATATAATTAATAATTTTTTAATTTTCTCATATATGTATAGTTAGAAACATTAACAAGATTACATTAAATTATGTCTGACATTATACCAATCACGAGACCATCTGCTGGAATGGCACCGCAACAGTCTAAGCCCGAACAACCTAAATATCCTACAGAATTTATATCATTGCCCTCTCAAGGACTATTATATGATAGCAGCAATCCGCTCTCAACGGGCCAACTTGAGATGAAACAGCTAACCGCCCGTGAAGAAAACCTTTTAAGCAATACCACATTGCTACGTAATGGAACATTAATTGATAAATTATTGGAATCGGTAATTGTTGATAAATCAATTAAAGTTGATGACATGTTAATGGTCGACGTTGACGCTTCCATTATTGCTTGTAGATCAATTTCATATGGCCCGAAATTCGATGTTCAGGTAACTTGTGGTAAATGTGGCAAAGAATCTCAAGTTGAAATGGATATTACTACAATGAAGAATAAGGAATTGGATTTATCAGTATATCCCAAAGGAAAAAATGAATTTCCCTTCCAATTGCCTTCTTCTAAAGTAAATATTACTTTTAAATTTTTAACTCGTAAGGATATCTATAATATTGATAAAGAAATAGAATCATTAAAGAAGATTAGTAAACAATCGGCAGAAATGACTACTCGTTTAAATTATATTATTACTTCTGTTGATGGTGATAATTCTGTTGCTCGTATTAGAAAATTTGTTGATAATGAACTATTATCCAAAGATAGTTTAGAATTAAGACGTTATATTAAAAATATTTCACCGGAATTTGATACTTCCTTTGAATTTCACTGCGAACATTGTGATTACACGAAAGTTGAGGTTCCCTCATTGGGAACGAACTTTCTGTTTCCGAACTGATAAAGAATACGTTCTCAGCATTCATAATCAGATATTTGATATGGTTCATCATTCTGGGTTTTCCCACTCGGATTGCTACGAAATGCCGGTTCCTCTTCGGAATTATTACTATTCTAGATTATTGAATACCAAGGAGAACGAAAGAAAAGATATGGAAAAATCTCAGGGAATATCTTCGGGTAAGCCACCCACAAATAGTGTTAATGGTAGGTAGTTTACTTAACGAAATGGACAATTGGAGTTGATATTAACTTGAACGGCTAAAATTACAGACCAACTAGCAATACAAATAATCCAGAATAATACTTTAATCGGTAATATTCTTGCTTGAACTCTTGAGTCATTCTCGGAACATCCCAATTCTCCACATATTCTTCCTGTAAAATATGGCACAAACATAGGGGTAAACAATAGAAAGAATATAACAAATCCGCCAATGGCACAGGCAATCACGCCAGCGGCAAATTTAATTGAATCGGTTACAAACTTCGTGACCATGTTTTCTGAGTTATTGTTGTTATTCATGATTAAGAGTATATCGGAGAAATATAAAAAGTCAAGGGAAATTAAAAATAAATGACATCCTACTATATTTATAGTGTATGGCAACAGAAACCAACCAATTTGGCTATACCAAGGCTACCACCGACGAAATAGCCAATGCAAATAGGCTATTGAAAGATCAATCCGATCCGTTGGCTGATATATTAAGCCTTACCGAGAAAATTAACTTAGGTTGGAAAAATACTATCAAAATTCAAGGGGAATTGGAAGGTCAACTCCAGAAAACACATTTGGAGATTTTACGGGCACAGTTAATGGTTCAATCATCTAATGCAACAGAACAAGCCGAAGGCAGAATCATTTTAAAATCAATAACTCAAAGAAAATCAGAACTTGAAAAAGAATTGGGAATGTTAAGAGTTATCAATTCGTCTGGCCTTGCTCCTATGTTATTTTTATGGATAGAAATGTGGAAATTATTCAAGGAAATGGATAAAGCAACAGTTGAGTTTAATATGCATTTAGGAATGATGCGTAGTTCAACTGAAAAAATACAACAATATTCGCAGAAAATAGCAATTGATTATATGAATGTTGGAGTTAATATTGGAATAGTATTAAAATCAGTTGAAGCATTGGGAGAAGTATCTGGGGGAATTAAGAATGTATCATTAGAAATATTAAAAACTACATCACTATTAAACGCTCAATTAGGAATTAGTCAAGAAACTTCTGCTGGATTTTTTAGAAATATGGCTGCTATTTCCGGAACGTCTATGGAAAGTCAGCAGAATATGGCCGGATATGCTGTTGCGTTGTCAAATGCGGCTGGCACAAATTTAAATCAAGTAATGTCAGATTTGGCTAGTAAGTCATCTAATACGTTGATGTTATTAAGTCATATCCCTGAAATAGCAATTAAATCGGCAGTCGAATTTAGAAAATTAGGAACTTCATTAGATGCGGTTGCCGATGGTGCTGCTCATATATTGAATTTTACTTCAAGTATTCAAGAGGAAATGGAAGCATCAGTCCTCATTGGGCACAGCCTCAATATGCAGACGGCTCGTCAAAAAGCATATATGGGAGATTTGGTTGGTTATAATAGAGAAGTATTAAAATTGGCTCAACAAAATCATTTTCTAAATGGAATGGATATGTTTCAAAAACAGGCATTTGCAAATATGACTGGAAAATCAGTAGCAGATTTAACGGCAATGGTTCAAGCCGAAAAAGAATTAACAGACGCTAAGAGTAGTTCTAATGCAGAAATTAGAGCGGCAGCAACTGAGTATGAAAGATTAAGAGATTTAAATAAAGAAGCGGCTAAAGATGAAGGTGCTAAGATGTTGTTATCAATGCAAACCAAATCCAATCAAGAAAGAATGGTTGCTATTCAACAAAAATGGAATCAGCTAGTTGCTCAGATAATGCCTCCTTTATTAAAAATAACTGATTGGGCATTATCAATTGTTCCTCCGTTATTACCGTTACTTACATTATTTGGCGGATTGATATATGGTGTTGGCGTGTTTGGTAAGACGTTAGATTTAATCGGCACAAAACTTACTTCTGTATATGGTCTAGCGTCGAAATTAGGACAGTGGGGATATAGCATGACACATTATGGAATGCGAATATTGAATATATTTACAGACGTTGGAAGATTTTTTAGCACGATAGGAACAAAAGCATCGTCAATTTTGGGAATTTTTGGATCAGTTGGAAAACTTGGGTCTGTTTTAGGAACATTTGCTGAATTTTTAGGACCTATAGGATTCGTAATAACTGCGGTCACGTCTTTATTTGCTATATTCAGTGATTTTGGAAATACTAAAGGTAGAGGTATTGGATTTCGTATAGCCCATGCAATCTTCGCAGGAATAGAATCGGTAATAGATCCTATATTAAAACTTTTATTGTGGCCATTTGAAGGTGCTTATAAATGGTTAATGGAGAAGTGTGGACTTGTCGGACACTCACCATCAAAACTAGGTCTCTCAATTGTAAAAGGAATAATATCAGTTGGTGCCATGTTATATGATGCATTAACATATCCCTTTCGTCATGCTTTTGCATGGATATTAGATCATATACCCGGAATGGGAAAAGTAGCATCTGGATTAAGAGATGGATTTGGTGGAGTTGCTACAACTATAAATCATAAATTAGATGGTATAGGTAATAATGAAATTAAACCATCAGATAAATCAACAGTTACGGCAGAAGTATCAAAGAATGTAAAGGAACAAGTAGTTGCTACTAAAGAACAAAAGGATACTAGTGGAGATACTAATGCGTTATTACAAGGAGTAATAGATGCTATTGCCGGATTAAGAAAAGATTTGAATGATGGTAAAATTTCTATCAATTTGGATGGTAGCCGAGTTTCTACTTATTTAGCCCGTTCTGATGCGTATAAAGGTTCCTTTAGTAGTCATTAATCCATTAAAAGTTTCTTATTATTTTTCAAGTAATAATCTTCGATTAACATTTTAACATGTTCTTCATTAATTTTTAGTTTAAAATCGGTTAAATTTTCATCTCTAAGTCCCTTTGCATATAGATCCACTATTCCAAGTTTTTCAAGTTCTGCCGCAATTATCTTAGACATACGTTCAATTGTTCGATTGTTTCGTTCTATTGTCAGTCCACCCTTTCCAACATCATTAAAACGTTCCATATTGAAGGGAGTTCCGTAGGGAATATTTTCGGAATTAGTTAATAGTCGGAAATGTAACATTTGGAATGATTCGTAAGTTTGTCCCGTTTTTTCATTTTTAAAGATGACGTATTTTTTATTAAGGGGATCAGAGTTTTCAATTCGGGTAATTTTTTCGGTTAACGGAATATGAGTTACTGCTCCTATTCCCATATCAAGTCCAATAAATTTAACTTCAAAATAAGAATTGCCGGATGTTATAAAATCTTCAACTATATTCCTTATCATTTGATCTTGATCTATCGTTACATAAAATAAGTTAAATAAATGCAATTCATTGGTTGAATTTTTATCTATAATAGACATGGTCGGATTATATTCCGATGATTTTCGAGAAGAAATGGCATTTAATAATGCCCGATCTGCCCAGTCCGTTAAACTTAAACATTTTTCTTTGCAATATCCTTGCAAGACATCCATCGTAGTTTTACTGATATTTAAGACCCGACGAGTTGATTTTTTATTATTTTTCATATTCTATACATATAACTGAGTTTACCGAAAGAATAAAAATTATTCACTTTTATTCATCTATATTTTAATTGTATCTTATAATCGATAGATTGTAAAGTTATTTTATTTACCAAATATATTGCTATTCAGTATATTTATATAATATGGCAGAAAGTATCCAACAACTAACCTCTATATCACCAAGTCAACCCGGTAATATTCAGAATGTGTGGAGTAAAACGAATGGTCAATTATATCATAAATTGAGTCCTTATACGAATGATAGTGGTTTAATCGCTTGGGGTAATGAACCTTACAATTATGTTTTCCCAGATAAAACTAATGCGTTTCTCAATGGTAAGTATGATTCATTCTCACTACCAATAGGCTCGGCAGCAAGCGATGTAATGCGTATGGGACGTTTCATAACGTCAGGAAAAGGAGTTCTCTTTCTTGCCAAGAATCTACTTTTACAAACGGGAAATGCATTCAACGAAACTCGGCTATATTCACCAACAGAAGTATTAGTATCTGCTGCTCGGCCTGCAACTTTGGGTCTAATAAACCGTCCTACTCGTCATATAGATATATCTGGGGGTGGATTAATGGGAATATTAGGTTCCTTAGTAGGAATAGGAAGTGAAAATTCTAATCAACCATCCGGAACTGTCAATGGTCCTAGTGATGACACAGTATTCAATAAATCTCCATTATCGTCTAATGGAGAATATATATCAACGGAAACTAGAGGATTATCTCGTGCCGGAACTGCTAATGCTGGATTGGCTAATTTTAATAGTAAATGGGTAGGTAAACAATCTGGTGCCGGATTTTTTGGTTCGTTATTTGCTAATTTCATACCGGCAACACAGGATGGAATAATTTATAAATCTTGTGAGGGTGCTTATGGGTCGATGATTTCAAACAACCTCAGACTAAAATATACAGATGTGAGTGGGTGTTATATGAAGCATTACCAAAAATGGATTGCAGGTGGAAAAATAATGCGTCCAAAGGATGAAGATTCAAATGTGAATGTGACGTTTTTTGCGGATGCGTATCCACTCGGCGGATTTCATAGTGGAGACATATCAGATGGCAATACTCGAATACTTACAATGCCAAAAGTGGCACCTAAGAATGTAGATGGAATTGGAAGTGTTGGGTTTATGCGGGTAAAAAGTTCTAATACCAACATTTCCGGTATACGATATGGAGATAATATTGGAGCCGATAGTAATCCTAATAATGGTCCATATGAAGCATCAGAAATTATGGTTCAGTATGGATTATTTGTAGACCCCAAAAAAGAATATGCGAGTAAAAAGATAGATAAGAAATCTGTAGATGCACAAAACAGTTTATTAAAATCTGTAATAAATGATATAAATAATACCAGTGATAAATTATATACTATTACTGTTCCGAAGGATTCTAGAATAATAGGAAGTGGACAATCAACTGATAATGGGTATAATAGATTATTCAAAACTAGCATTCAAAGCACAAGCACCAACACAAATACGAAGACGGGTATTAATTATCCAATAGGAGTATTATCAAGTTATAGATCAGCTAGTATCATGATGGTTAGCGATGATTTGTCGGGACCAAAAAAATCCCTACGAATGCCATCTTCTAATAATTTTGATGCTATAAATACATTAAAGGTTATAAATAGTGATTCGTTCGGTCCGTCTGGTCTTAGTGATTTAGATAATATTGGGTGGTTAGAAACAAAATGGAGTCCATATCAACATGACCAAATAGCATTTTATTTTTATGATATAGTTAATCAGAATTATATTCCCTTTCGTGCTACTATAACAGGAATATCGGAAGGTGGTGGGGCAGAATGGGAAGCTCTATCATTTATAGGTCGTGCCGATAAAGTATATTCTTATAATGGATTTACAAGAACGTTATCATTTAAATTTTCTGTTCACATTTCAAGTATAGCAGAACTTGCTCCAACTTGGCAAAGAATAAATTATTTATCAACATTGATTAAACCTTCAAATTATACGACTGATACAGTAGCGAAAAATGCTTCGGTAGATGGTTCTAAATCTAAAAATAATATAACAAATAGATTCATGATACCACCAATGGTTATGTTAAATGTTGGTGATGTGTATAGAGACCAACCCGTTATAATAACTCAAGTTGGAATTGCAATACCGGAAGATGCATCATGGGAAACTTTGAATGAAGATAATACTAGTGAAAGCGATGTTGATGGAAATAAGATTTGGAATTATCTTGCTAAAAATATACAATCCAATAAAGGAATGAATTTCGGTCAACTTCCAAGAACAGTTGATATATCATTAACAATGAATTTATTAGAAAAAGAACAACCAATTGCTGGTGGAGCAAATTTCGGACATGCTCCGAGAAATAGCATATTTAAAACAAATGATTGGAATATTAATACACCTGATAATTCTAAAATAACCGATTTCAATAAGAATTTGGTGGTTGATGTAAATAAATAATAATATGGCAAATCGATATCAATATTCCAATTCTAATATTCCAAGATGGGATGGTAAACAAGTATATAAATCAACGACTTATCCTATAATAACTCCTCAAGATAGTGATATTATAATAATAAGTAATGAGTCAACAATGTTAGATAGTTTAGCGTTTAAATACTATTCCGACTGCTCGTATTGGTGGATAATTGCATTAGCTAATAATTTAGGTTCGGGTCGGCTGGCAATTCAGCCGGGATTAACTCTTAGAATTCCTACAAATATTGCCGGAATTCTAAATCAAATGAAACAATTAAATAGTTGAAAATATTTTCACGATTTTTGTTTTCACTTGATATGTATATACATGAACAGTCAACAATCTAATATGAAAGAACAAGTTATATGGGAAGAAAAAAACTCCACCGAACCATTGCAGAATTGCGAGAACAATCAAACAATCGTTCCAAACGATACTACCAACGAAATAAAGAACAAATTTGTGAAGGGCGAATGCAACGATACTGGAAAGAAGTGGGTAAAAAAATGCCCTGAATGTGGGGGAGAGATGAGGTATAGTAGCGAGCCGTCTCTAAAACGTTCTATTAAAAATAATAGTATATGTAATAAATGTTATGCAAATTCACTTAGATTACCACCTCAAACAGATGGATGGACAAGGAGTTGCCCCGAATGCGGTGATAGTATTATTTTTGCTTCACAGGGTTGTTGGTATAATTCTAAAAAAATTAATAGTAAGTGTAAAAAGTGTCGGGTCAATGCACGTAGATTACAAATTCCAATAAATGGATGGAGCCGAGAATGTCCATCGTGCAAAAATACGGTTATATATACACAAAAAAGTCATTTAAAATATGCAAATAAACACAATTCTATTTGTCGAGATTGTTTTGAGATGTCCAAAATGCCCATTGGTGGATGGGTAAAGATATGTCCTGAATGTAAGGAAACTCAAATATACGGCACTAAAAAATCATTGGATGCGGCAATAAAAAATAATAGTTCATGTAATGATTGCGCTGCGAAAATATGTGGTGCCTATTTGACGACACGATATAATCCCAGCGCATGTGTTTTTATGGATACTTATGGTAGTCTGAATGGATACATATTTCAGCATGCCAAAAATATTCGAGAGTATCAAGTCGGGCGATATTTTTTGGATGGATATGATAAAGACAAGAATGTCGTATTTGAATATGATGAACAACATCATTTTAGAGGCGGGAAGTTGATGCCAAAAGATATAGTCCGACAATCTAAAATTATTGAATTGATTCGTCCAACTGCATTTTTTAGATATAATGAACCTAAGAAAATATTAACCGAAGTAATAAGTGGGAAAGAAATCAAATTATGAATTTTAAAATAGATCCGATAATTCCATGGGCACCCGCCGCATTTCCCCAAAACATAAAGAGTGAACTAATGCGGCGTGAGGGCAACCGGTCGTTTAATTATGTGAAGGACGTTGATGGTAATTGGGGAGATTCTGATGGGGCGTGGTCTACTGCGAAGGGGCCGATGGTCAGTTGGTGCCGCATTACTTCAAATGGACAAGGTCGAGAGAGAGATAATAATGGAAAATTATTAGACCCAAAAGATATTAAGCCGGGATTTATTTTTTCCGGTGGTAAAGATTTTTACCAGACGTATGGGTTCGGTAAGACAGCAAATTCAAATAGCAGGGGAAATGAACAAGTAATTGGATATCAACCCAATGCTTGGAATACCCCTCATATAATAAATAACGATAAGACTAATGCTTACCCAGTAAATGTGCCTTGTCCCGAAATAAGTAGTATCAATGTGGAAATCCAAAAAGAGTTGTATAGACGTGCAACCATAGAATGGGTTTGTTTTTCTAAGGCACAATTAGAATATATGACGCCTTATTTTTTAGTGCCGGGAATTTCCTGTGTATTAGAATGGGGGTGGAATCATTATAATCCTGATTGTTTATTGGATGTTGCCGAAACAAAAAAATTAAAAGATTTAATGAATAATCCCTATCTATTATATACCGATCATATATTAAAATCCAATGGTAATTATGATGTGATGATTGGAATTGTAACAAATTTCGATTGGTCGATTGAAGGTAATAAATTTAAATGTAAAACGGAAATTACATCAAGAGATAGAATTTATGCTGGATTAGTAACAAAAGCGACTATCGAACAAGCCGAGACATTATTTGATATTAATGGAAATGAACTTCCTGAAAGTCAAAAAGAACCACCTAAATTTATAATGGGTAGTTTAGAAGAGTTTATTAAGAATGATATAATGTCAATTAAAGATGTTGCCAATAAACAATCAGATTTACATATGTATCTCATTGAGCAAGAGTCAGTTGCGGCTGGACTGAGACCTGCAACACCAGCCGATATTGCACCAACATTTGCAGTTACTAATAGAAGTCACAATCAAAAAGTATTGGTAAAAGATGGAGTTCATTATGCTGGAAATTATTTATATGATAAGATAACTTCTAATTCTAATTTAAATAATGTCAGTAACTTTATAAATTATGTTCGAGAAAGTCATCCCGATAATTGGAAAGAATATGTTTATGGAATATTCTTTGGTCGAAATACAGACAAATCATCGACATCTACTATCGACAGAAAATATTCCGCTGCGGGTAAAGATTTTGACAGGGAAAAGCAAGATGAGTTGTGGTTGAATTTCGGGTTAGTTGTTGATATTTTAAATTATCACGCTTCCCATCTTAAATTTGGAGATGCCGAAGTATTTAAAATATCAGTTGACGATATTAAAATAACGGCACATAAAAATATGATATCGACTGATGGTGGGGCGTTGTTAATACCAAATTCAGTGGCACCAAAATATTTTTATGGAAGTGCATTATTAGCAACTGAAAATTTATCAAAAGAAGAAACTGACAATCTAAAAAATGCATCTAAATCATATAAGTTTGACGATGAATCATTTGCAGATCGTAAGTTATCTGATGTTTGTTTACAACTAAATCATGTGGTTTACCGAGACGATTTAAATGAATTGATTAATAAAGTTCGAATTGAGAATTCAAGTAACCGGGCATTTACTAAACGAGATTTCTCATTTCCATCCACCGATGCGACAAAATTTGACGACGGCTATCTAAAAGATTTATACGTGAATGTGAACCTCTTAACTTTACTAACTAAAAATTCTGATATAAAAACATATACTGAATTTATTGAGTCTCTACTAGCAAGTATTTCGTCGGCATGTGGAAATTTCTGGGATTTGAAATTAGTTTCGGCAGCAGGAGACCCCGATATAACGAAACCGTCTACGATGAAAATAATCGATACTAAATATGTTCCAAAAAATACAACGGGAGAACAACCATATACATTTAAATATATGTCGGATGAGAATATTCTATTGGGGATGGAGTTCCACCCAATTCTCAGCAATGCCGTTGCAATTCGAACAATTTATGCTCCGACGGATAATACAAAATCAAATAAAATACGACTTAATAATGGGAGTAACGAATTATTAGATTATAAATTTAAAGATCGGCTTACTATTGATGATAGTATTAAAACACCAACAGTAAAAAATTCTCCCGATTCTAAAATTAAATTAGGAATTCTAAAACAATTACAAGTTTTAACTCCCACCGATAAAATGTATCAGATGACGACACGAGAACCAATGACTGCTGGCCAGTTACAATACGCCAATGCTCATCCAGAAATGATACAAGGAAAAACAGTCGTTGATACTGATAGTGGTAATATTATAGTTCGACGATTAGTTCTTCCTAATACAGATTTATTGAATATGCTATTTGACGATGGAGATTATGAGGGAAATACTGGTTATACTGGAATAATGCCGAACATAAAAGCAACATTTACATTACAAGGAATCGGTGGATTACGAACATTCCAAATGTTCTTAGTTGATTTACCCGAACCTTATTCTAAAGAAAATATTGTATTTCGTATAACTAATGTTACTGAAACTCTCTCAAAAGGACAATGGACAACCACCATCGTAGCAGGAATTATTCCGTTAAGGGGATATATCAAAACAAAACTAGGTTTAAAATAATCTTGATTTTCTTTTCTTGATATGTTATAGTAGTCAAAATGGTTGAAAATTCTAAAGATTTAGAAGATTTTATCTCCTCAATTGGAGATAATGATGAATTGTTTTTACATCCTATTTTATCAGATACTAAAATCCATCCGGCGCAGAATAAAATAAGTGTAATTTTCATCAAACATAAGAAAAAAACTTATTGGTTATCTTTTAATCATCCCGATTCGATTTGTGATGATGATACTAAATTGATGTTTATAAATTTCATACAGAATTCAAAAAATATAAAGTGGGTAGTTGATAAAAAATCATTTTTACAGATACTACCATGTAATAATTTGAAGGATATTAATTTGAGTAAGTATTTAACGAATAATACTACTATTAATATGGAAGAATATTCAACATCGGCTCATGATTTTATTTATCGACAGTATCAATCATTTCCTAATATTAATTTGTCAATTCCTCTTTTAAAACATTTAGAATTATTTGAGGAATTATATGATGATGTAAAATCAACCATTAAAAAATTCGTAATAGACGATAAAGCATATGACTCTGTTAATGATATTATTATTCCAACTTTAAGTATGGTTGAGAGAAATGGCGTTTATGTTGACCCCACCATTTTTAAGGATAAGTATGATAAATTACCGGATAAAGATAATTTAGTTTATACGAGATATAACTTATGGACTTCAACAGGAAGACCTTCTAATGCCTTTGATGGTATAAATTATGCTGCCATTAAAAAAGAAGATGGATCAAGAAATGCCTTTAAATCTCGTTATGGTAAGGATGGATCAATGGTATTGATTGACTACACTTCGTTTTTTCCACATATAATTTGCTGGTTGACTAAACACTTCTTACCGGTAGGAACTGATATATATGCTTATTTAGCAGGATTATATTTCCAAGTAAAAGAACCAACCCCCGAACAAATTAAAGAAGCCAAGACAATTACTTTCCGACAATTATTCGGTGGCATTGAAGAGAAGTATTCTCATATTAAATACTTTAAAAATCTAAAAGGATATATGGACGAACAGTGGGAATTCTTCCAAAAAAATAATTATATTGAAACTCCCTTATTTAAAAGAAAAATAAGCTCGGCACACATTCAAGAACCAAGCTCTCATAAAATATTTAATTATATTTTACAGGCTACAGAAGGAGAAATAGCAATATCTCGATTGAAAGAGGTATTGATATATTTAAAAAATAAGAGAACGATTCCCGTTTTGTATACTTATGATAGCGTGTTATATGATTTTTATAAGCCAGACGGTTATGAATTGCTCGATGAAATTTACAAAATAATGAGCTTTGATAATATATTCCCGATGAAAATATATGACGGAAATTCTTATGGAGAATTGATGTTGAAATATTAAATAAATTATGAGAAAATTACCGAAAATTAAACAACGATTAATAATTCCGAATAAACATATTTGGAAAGATAGATATGAATGGTATCATTCCCGACTGTTTAATATTGAATTATTGGGAAATGCTATTTGACGATATGAAAACATGTAAGGAACGAGGAAGAATGTTTGGTTATCGAGAAGAAATATTATTCGATACTATCTTATGATTATATTGCGTTACATTCATTGTTATTGGTTGATGATTTATCTTTCTATAACAGAAGGAATATGGAGAATTCCTAAATTGACATTATCACCTGATAATTACCCCGCACATGTTTCAATGTATAATAAACGTCACATTACAATTTGCAATGATATTATGTATCTGGAAGTGTTTTACCACGAATGGAGACACTTTTATCAAGATATTACCGATACATGTAACTATCACGATTATAATTTTGAACGATATACCAGATATAAGGATATATTTTATCAAATGCGGAAGAATACGTTGTTGGCACATCATTTTCCAAGAGTTTCTAAAATGTTTAAAAATGAGTTTCTATTTGAAAAAGATGCCATGGAATATCATATTAAAAAATGCCCTAATGGAAAACTAGCAATATATTTTAAAAAGTTAATGAGTTAATATCTACTTTGAGTGATTATTCATATATTTATATGATATATGAATAATATAATAGATTACATTTTATCGGAAGTTTCTTTGGATGATAGGGTTAATGGAATATTTTTAATGGAAAATAATATTCACATGGATGTTCTACGGGAATATTTAATAGAACATGGAATTCCTAGAGATGAAGTCCTAGAAATGACTAATAAAATGGTAGAAGGAAACTACCCTGACAGGCAGATTTTTAGATCTGATACCGGGCAGTTAGTAACGTTTCCCTCTCCCGAATATAAAGCAAAAGCCATTAAAGAAAATCCCGGTAAATATACTGAACAAGACCCCAATCCTAAAAAAGATGTTCCGGCTGAACCAACAGAAAAACCTATTCAAAATACAGAAGAACCATCGTCGGCACCATTAAAACAAGAACCTATTCCAACAGAAAAAACACCTAATATATTTGAACCTCAACAATCTTTAAAAGTTGAACCTATTAATCAACAACAATCACCAACACAACAAGCCCAACCAATTCAACCATTACCTAAAACTCCTCAAGCAATTGCGGCAGAAAAAGAATATATTAATCAAATATTTGATACAGATAATAATAACCTATCCAATTTAACTCCAACATTGGCCGAACAATTAAAAGTTCTTTATAAAAATGCTGATGAATTAGGTCTTCGAGAAGCCGTAACATTTTTAACCAAATATGTTAAGCCATAAGTCGTTGATATTTATATACATATATGACATATAAACGCCAATTATTATGCACCTTTTCTAAAGTTAATAACATCGATAAAACTATTGAACTGATTAAAAATACGTATAAAGATTTTAATGATAAGATATTCATATTCTCCAATTCAAATGAATCATCCGACGTTTATCTGACCTATAATATCACGAATAATATAGAGAAAATTCCTAACACCATTTTAATTCATCGAAAAAAAGATTACAACACTCTCTACACAATTAATAGCCTCAATCAGTTAATTCGTGACGAAAACGGCGGCATTTTAGATAAATCATTCATCGTTCAATGGGATTTATATCAAAATTGTCTCATAATCAATGGGGAAATATCTGTCAAAATAATCCCACTTTCATTACTCCGAATAGAACATTCTCACAAATATTTTAAAAAAAGTTGAGTATTTTTCAATTTTTTGTTATTCTCATCAATAGTTATAAGTGATGAAGAAAATATCTGAGATATCGTAACTCATCAAAAATAATTAAAAACTTAACAATTAAAAAATTAAAATTATGGCATTTAACATTGAAAAACTTAAAAACTTAAAGAAACAAGTAGACGACGGTTCCGATAGAGCAAAGCTTAGTAAACTTATCTGGAAACCTAGCAATCCTTCCACTCAAATTCGCATTGTAAATTACAGACCTCTAGGTCAGGAGGCAGACCATCCGTTTATTGAATTGGGGTTCTATTATGGAGTCGGGGGCCGCACGTATTTGGCACCACAAACCTTCGGTAAGGCCGATCCTATGCAAGAATATATTGACGAATGTCTTCAATCTAATGATCCAGTTCTCAAGGATTTTGCCAAGAAGAATTCGGCGAAACAACGTTGGTTCGTGCCAATTTTGGTGCGTGGAGAGGAAAAGGACGGAATCAAATTCTGGGGATTCAGTAATACTATTTATAAGAAGCTATTGTCCCTCTTATCTCAAGATGATGGGAGTGTTCTATCATTAACAGATGGACATGATGTAATTGTAACGTATGTAAAGGATGCCAAGACATTACCCAATGGTCAAAAGATCCCCGACATTGATGTTAATCCCGTATTGAAGAGTTCAATGGCTGTTTCTCCTTCTGATAAGGAAGCAATGGAAAGTATCAAAAACCAACCTGATATTACGAAGGCATTTTCATTGCCGACGTATGAGGAATTGAAAGACGCAATTGATAAGTGGCTCAATCCTGAAGGTGAAAATCCGTCTGCCGAAGAGCAAGAAAAGGCCGCAACTGCCGCTGATGCTGCCCCCGTAGCAAAAGTAAAAGCCGAAGCAGCAACTCACGTTCCGGCAACTGCTGCTGAAGTTGAAGACGAATTCTCGAAGTTTTTTAAGAAAGCTTAATACAAATTAAAAATCGTAATTCAGGAGAAGTTGAAATATTACTTCTCCTGAATTCTTTCTATTATATGACTCCTGACCCAACAAATCTCACTCCTGAAGAACTTAAAAAATTAAAGCAGAAGGAATATAATCATCAATACAGAATTAAAAATCTGGATAGAGCAATAGAGAACGGCAAACGATATTATAGAGAAAATAAGAAATTATTAGATTTAAAGAATAAAGATTATAGGAAAAACTATTATATAAAAAATAAAGTTGAAATTAATAGAAAACAAAAAATATTTAGGGATACTCATATTGGCTTAAATGCTAAACGGTGTAAAGAGTATGCGGAAAAACATATAGAATCAATAAAAAAATATAGAGATTCGCCAGAATTTAAAGAAAAAGAAAAGAAACGAAGAATTAAAAATAAAGAAAAACTGAAGATTCAACAAGTAGAATATTATATCGAGAATAAAGAAAGAATAAATAAACGGACGAGTGCATATAAAAAGAGAAATCGAAAGAGTATAAACGAAGCTAAAAAGAT